CACACTAAATATTCCGTATCCGATTTTTAAATAATTAATTTTCATTTTTAAATATAATCATAAACTATTGTATAATTGTCTGGCTTAATCCCAACGATATTAAAATCAATATACTCCGCAGCATCATCTGTGGGCATGTCTCTTGAGAAATGAGTAAGCATTTTTTTATAAGAATAAACAAGAAATCCTCTCTGATCAGAACCCATGATGCATTTATCTAAACCATCAAATATAATAGCTTCGTCAGATAATATTGAAGTGTCTATTTCCATAATAAACTAACCAATAAAACAAAGGCAAATAAAAAAAACAACAAGTAAATGAATGATTCTAGTCTAGACATGTCGATTAAAACGATAGTTTTCGACATGTATTACAGTCATGTCGTCGTTTTCGACATATGCTCGTCAGGAAAATATTTTTTAAGACACTCAAGTCTACCGTCTGCATCTCCCAAAAGTTTTAGTGCTTCTGTAGCGTTTTTCCAGTAGTCGCTTGTCGAATGATCACCAATTCCAACTGGGTGATCTACCAATAGACTTAAAGAAAGTAGAGCTTTATTTTTATCCGCAATAGCCTCTGATCGAAGCATTTCATATAGCTGTTGTTTCATTTTTTTTCTCTTTGTTTACGTTCGATGTAGCGTTCTTGCTCTGAATTAAGCCCCAAAAAGCGGCAAAATAGTAGAATAAACGCTACCCAGGCGATAATAATACCAATCCATAATAGCATGGGGAGAATTATATCGAATATGACAATGGAGTCAAGAGAATTTTTCAAGAATTCTGAAAAAAGTGTAACTAAAAGAGTATGCCAAGTGATTTATTAAGTAGAATGCACTCTAGCTCCAGTGTTGACTCTGGTGTTTGGGCTGATTTTAGAGGAGAGATTACGGGATCTTACGATGTAAGTGGTAGTAAAGAGTATTATTCTCAACACATAATTAGAGAATATAATCGCAATGTCTTTAATCTTGAATCATCTTGGACAGGGAGCGCCATAGCTACAACAGGTTTATTGTTAAGACCTTTTAATGATGGCTTTAGTTATGTAGGAACTGGTGATTTTACAACGTATCCTTAAACACTCTGTATCGGTAGTTCGTATTCTTGATAAGGTAGAATCCAGTGTTCACAGTTACTAACAAAAACATCTTGTAGCGTAACCATAGACATTAGATCTTTTCTTCCTTTTCTCCTATAACCCTTATAAAGACACTCATTTACCTTTGTAACTGTGTCTCTTAAATCACACTTTTCTTTCGCTAGATTGTAAAGATCAGCATTTTTTACATGTAAGAAGAATGCCCCTATGTCAAATGCTATCCAAACAGGAGTGCCGCTTTCATTACACCAACCAGTTTTACCACCAACATTTAGAAACTCTAAAAGTATTTTACCCTCTCTAGTAGAATTTTTTAGACCTTTTAGATCAACTGTTTCCCCCTCAACAACAAAATCTACATGGCCTATATCTTGGGTCTTGCCTGTTTTTTTGATGCATAAACCAGCTGATAAACAAGAATGTTGGTATCTCTTGACAGATTCATCCATCAGCTTCTTTGTGTGAGCTACATGATTTGAACCTGATAGACCTTTTGCTTTATTAGAAATCATTTTCTCCAACCCCTGTTATACATAATTGCGTCACTTTCTCTTTTCCATTTTGCCTCTGGATCATCCTTATAATAATCACTATATTCATTAACTATCATTTTTGAAAAGAGCCTATATACACCATAAGCCGTAGGAATTAAAAAACATGATAAAATTGCAATAATTAATATTACTATGAGAGTTTCCATAAGCGTTTTAGCTTTCTTGGAATGCTCCATAATATTATATGTTTAGTTTGATTGAGGCAAGAATTTATACAGCAAAACCCCCTGCCTCTAAGGGAGGGGGTGTCTAGAGATTAATCTAAAATAAATCCGTAGACTATTTCTGCTTGGCTTTACCGATATTCAATGCAGCCCAGTCAATAAATTTGTAGACTTTGGACCACAGAGACCCCTCTTTAGGAGTCGGTGTAGCAGCAGCCACAGCAGAAGCTAAAGCGATAGCAGCTGTGACAACTCCAAACCAAGGGTTATCTTGAACTAGTTGAAGAATGATATCCATAATATTATTTACACCTAATCAGGTTGAACTATGTAACTTTTATCTTTAAATCTTTGCCACATTTGACGCTCTGACCATTCCTCACGAAATCTTTCTTTATTAGCTTTTACCCACCTTTCGTATGAATCCTTAGTTATTTGTAAAGCAGCGCCTTTTGATTTCCAGTCACCTACTTTAGTTTCAGAGTCCCTATCTATTTTATATATCTTAAAGAATTGACGATATATTTTTAAATGTGATGACTCAATATCATGAACAGTTTTATATTTATCTGCGGGAGACCAATGGGGAACAGCAATTAATTTGTTATCAACCTTTCCACCGTCAATAAAACCCAAAACGCCGAGAATGCGGCAAGATACTAAACTGCCTCTATCTATAGGATCATGATTAAAAATCAAAACATCCAAAGGATCATTGTCTAGAGCCAAGGTTTGTGGTATAAAACCATAATTAATAGGATACTGTAGAGAAGATACCAAGCACCTCTCTAATTTAAATATATTTAAATCCTCATCATACTCGTATTTTGTATTAGTTCCTTTAGGGATCTCTACAATACAATTTACATGCTCATAATCATCTGATGTTATGGGAATGTCATTTACTAAATTCATTTAAGTCTTCGTTTTTAATTTCCCAGTTATCCGCTCTTAAAGGGAAAGGTTCTGGACCCCTCATTCGAACTGTTCCTTTGGGGTAGAATGACGCTCTCTTTTTAAAATCATCTTTAGATACCCACCCACAGATAGATAAATTTTTCTTTTTGGTATTTAGAGAGGTAAAAATATAAACCTCTGATGGATGCTTTAATTGCACATCAAAAACATTATTTATGTAAAAAGGTTTAGGGTCCACGGTCCTATTCATTGATTTTATATCAGCCTTTTTGTCTTTATATATAATGTCATAACCTCCGTCAAAACCTTTGGGTTGTATCAGTGGAAGATCTAAATACTGCCTCACCATATTTTCAGATAGAATACCAATAAATTGTTCTTTTGGGCTACCATCATCTTTACCCCTTTGACCAAAATTATTTTTTTCTATTAGCTCCTTACTATAGTTATATAGTTCCCTTTTGATTGGCAGTGTTATCATCTTTTTTTACCTTGTCCCCTATATTTCTTTGTGTAGTTTTTACTTTGTTTGTGGTTAGAGCTTTTGCTTTTAGCATGAATACCCTTGTTCTTAATTTTCTTTTTAATCGAATATTTCGATTGTAATGTAGATTTCTTAGCCATGATTTAAAAGAATATATTCTGGTGCTATCTCACAAATTTCTTCGCAAACGCTTTCTATTTCTTTTCTCTCCATCTTTCTTGATAACTGCTTTAGTTTTGTTACCTCCCAACAAAATCTTTGGTATTCATGACTTTGTACAATATTTTCTTTTGTCTTACTGTCATATACAAATCCATCGAACACCTCATATCTCGTAGGGTCAATACATTTCTCGATGGGATCAAAGACAGAATTACCTACAACGAAATTAAATATGTCGTAGCTTTTGACCTTGATGCCAATTTTTTTCATCAAGTATTATATGTGACAAGACTTATATGTCTACAGCTTTTTCTTTTTAAGCTTTTCAAATGCTGGCTCGTATGCTTTTATAGCTGCCTTTAAATTTTTTTTCTTTTCTGGGTCTGAAGTTCTTTTTAAAGCTACTTTCGCTCTTTGTATCATGACCAACATCGCTTGAACTTTATGAGCGTGTTTTCTATTAGAATTTTTAATTATTTTAATAGATTGTGTAGCAGTTTTAGCATCTTTGAATCCCAACCCTTTTATTGTGCCTTTGGGGTCTTCATCTGTGTAAAGATCGGAATGTTCTGATTTCGGCCTTTTAGTCCCATCTTTTTTCTTCTCTGGTATTCTAGCCTCATCACCTTCTGATTTGTATGCCCCACCTCTTTTTTGACGTTTGCAATATTGTTTCTCACTAAATCCTTTTGGATTATTACAATCTATAGAACGCTTTCTTTTAGCGCTCCATTTACTAGCTCTGATTTGTTCAGAAAAATCTAATTCTAGATCCATCACGAAATTCTAATTCTGCTTCTGATCTTAGAAACATGACGTTTTTTTTCTAAAACAGAACCACCTTCTCTGCTACCAGCACCGTTTGTGTTACCCTCTATGGTAACAACATATCCGCTAGAGTCTACATCTTTTACCGCTATACCAATATGCGAAAAAGTAAACACCACGATATCTCCAGCTTTGATATCTTCATTAGTGGGTTTACGAAGATCTATTCCGTTTGCACTTTGTTGTTTAGCCCAATTTTCAAAATCCCAAGCACCAGCAGTTCTAGGTCTTTTAAAAGAAATATCTTCCCCCTCTATAGATTCTCTTACTAACCAACAAATAAATGCAGCGCACCAAGGCCAACCTTTATCTGCATCCAACCAAGTAGCAGCTTTATATTCATCTACCCTAGGGCCACAATTACTGCCATCAACTTCAGAAACTCCTATTTCTTCTCTAGCTAATGATACCATTTTTTGTGGTATACTACCTTTCGGAGTAGGAGAATCTTTTGTCGAGAGTTTTGCTAAAATAGCATTCCAAGTCACAGGACCATCTGCGCCATCAGCGGAGACACCAAGAAGTTTTTGGACTGCTCTAACTACTTCTTTTTTACCTTTAAAGTTCATTATGCACACTTTCTACTAAACCCAGCACAGATAGACATAACAACGCATAAAACTATTGTTAATATCATAAATTCTCTATACTCGATTATTTTTTCATTTAGAATTTCAGATTTAGATTCATTATAATACATTTTTGTATCCATAATATTATTAATTGCATCAATAGTTGGATCAGTCATTTCATACATGACAGGAATTGATGCTTTAATTTTTTCTATATTCCCCTCTTTACCCCACTCAATCAACTTATCCACATACAGAGTTATTTTTTCCTCTTGTTTAAAAACAAAATCAGAAAATTCAATCTCATCAGGGGTGATATCTTTTTTATAACCCTTCAGGTATTGATCCTTATTAATTCTTTCTTCCTCTAAAATATCAACCATTTCTAACGGAGTTATAACACCATGAGAAGTCTTAACAACAGAATTTACAATTATTACTCCATACCAGTCAAAACACATCCCTATTTCCATGATAGATGATTCCGACTGTCTAGCATTTTCTTTTAATGTGGAATTTATGTCCTCCGTAAGAAGTAAACCTTTCCACGCAAACGCGAAACAAATGGCAGCTAAACAATAAACAATAAACTTTGGTTTCATTTTTTAATAAATTTTTCTGGGTTTTTGGCAAATCGTTCTCCTAATCTTACAATACCAGATATGACTTCTGGACTAACAACACCAATAATACCATATGTAATCGCTTTAGTAAGAGATGAAACATCGGTCTGCTCTAAAACAAACCAAGCTATACCAGCAGCAATGGCGGCTGTAAGTATCCTCTTAAGCTGTTGTTTAACTGATAATTCATTATGTCCTGATAAGAGTCTCGCAAACATGGCAGCAGCCCCGACAAGCGGAACCAACCATCCCCCATTCAGAAACTCTTTAATTATAGACTTTTCGGGTTCCATGTTTAATTATTTACACCAGATATAAAAAAAGCCCCCCTTTCGGGAGGCTTTAATTAATTTTTTTTTAAATTATAATTAGAATTTGTAATTAAAACCTAAACCAAACTTCCAATCATGATCAAGTGCGTAAGGAGAATTGCTTACATCGTTATGGTTATAAGAAGTTTTAAGGCCAACTGAAAGTCCATTACCGAAATCATAATCGACAGTAGCACCAACTTCTACAGCGTTATACGAGTCTGCAAAATTTGCAGTGATAAATGGAGTAGCAGTAAGATTCTCTACAGGAGTATCAAAGGTGCGTGAAACAGTAAGTTCTACGCCATAAGAAGCACTAGATCCCAGCTCATGCCAAACACTAGCGGTCAAATCAGCAAGAGAATGAGCGTAAGTAAGACCAAGGCCAACTTCTTCCCAACCACCGAAAGCAGATTCGATCTTTTGGAAATAAACTTCTGCTTCAAATGGCTGATCTAAAATACTGATAGGCTTGCCCCAAGCAACAGCAATATCTAAATTACTGTCTCCTTGGTCTTGTCTTATATCTGAT